TGATAGGCCGCATAATCGACAGCCATCACTGCACCATCGAGCTTGCTTCGTTCATGTCGCCGGACACGAGGCTATCAAGCGATGCGCCGCCGCCCGAGCCGCCATTGGATCCGCTGGATTGCACGACGACACAGCAGATGCTGTAGACGATCTGATACCAGCGCTCGTATTCCCACCTGAAGTGCTTGACGCCGACTTGCCGGTATTGCGAGTCGATGATCAGCGGCACCTGGCGGCCCGAAATCCGCAGATTGTCCAACTGCATGGCGTTCTGGACCGCGTTCGGCCCCTGAAAGCGGCCATGCCAACGGATATCGTCATCGTCCCGGCCCATGGCGTCGATGACGCGGCCGCCGCCGATCAGTTTGTGGACGACAAACTGCTGCTCGCCCCCAAGCGGGACGCGCTCCGGGATCGCATAATCCCGGAAGATGAATCCTCCCAACACCAGCGCCATGTCAGGGCCTCAGATGTAGGAGGTGTCGGTGCGCAACGTCGCGCGGGTGGCGTCGAAGTGGACGGAGCCCTGCAGCGGCCCGGAAGCGCCGGCAACGATGCGCCGCGTCACCAACTTGCCGATCTTCTCACCATCCATGATGAGCGTCGCATGCTGCATGCCGCCGTTGCTGTTGCCGCCGGCCGGCGGGACGGCGTTGTAGCTCTGCTTTTCGACCTTCGGCTCGCCCCAGATGAACTTGTCGAGCCATCCGGGATTTTTGATCTTGCCGGACTCGTCACGCTGCGGGCCGAGGCCGACAGGCGGCTTGTAGCCCGGCTCGCCCCAAAGGAAGCGATCGAGGATGCCGGGATTTTTGATCTTGCCGGACTCGTCGCGCTGCGGGCCGAGGCCGACGGCTCCGCTGTTCTTCAGGCCCTCAACCCCCTTCATGACCGCCCTCCCAGGCAGCATGAGGAGATCTGGGATACCCGCGATGATCTGGGCAACAACCTGCTTCAGGCCATCCAGGACCTTCGGCGCGATGCCTGCAAATATCTCGGTGATCGCCCCGGTGATGCCGCTGAGAGCGGAGCGGCCCAACATCAGGATGATACCGGGGATGCCAGACGCCAGCGCAGATATGCCGGAGATGATGTTGCTGAGCGTGATGGACTTGATCGTCTCCGTGATCGCGCCCCAATTGAACGCGGCGAGCGCACCGAGCGCGGCCACAAGCCCGAAGATCAGGCCGCCGACACCGACCAGCGGCGCAATCGCGGTCGCCAGGGCAACCAAACCCATGGCCCCAAGCGCGATCATGAGGGCGGCCACGGCCTCAAGCGCGATCTTGAGGCCTTCGGGGTGGGCGAATGCAAACTGAGACAGCTTGTTCATGCCGGCGGTGATGGCAGCAATCGCCGTCAGCACCGGCCCGCCCGGCTGGATAAGCGGCGAGCCCAGCACCTGCAGCAGATTCTCGAACTGCTCGTGAAACGCCTTCATCACGGTCTGGTAGTCGTTCTTGATCAGCTCCTCGAACGACAGATTTTGCGACATGGCCCCGCGCTGAAGCGCGATATCCTTCTCGAATGGCGAATGCTCGCCTTCGTGGAAACGACCCTGCAGGCCCATTTCCGTGATCACCTGCGCCGCGGTGCGGACCGGCATCATCTTCGAAATCTGCGTGATGATGTCGTTTTCCTTGGTGATGCCGTGCTTCGCCAGCGCCGGCATCAAGACTTGCTGAACCCACTCGTAGGGATTGGCGATGAAGAGGTCACGCCCCTTGATGCCGCCCTGAATTTGAGACTCGGATGAGCCCTTGATGTGCTTCGCGGTGCCGAGCCCCATCCGCTCGAACTCTTCCGCGGCCGTCTTCGGCATCTGGCCCTGCACGACCTTGGCGAAGGCGCTCATCAGCGCGTTGCCGGGGCCGCCCGAGCCGCCACCGCCGCCGCCGCCCGCGCTCGCCATCGACTGGATCAGGCGCGGCAGCGCGCCGCCGACGAACCCCTCATCCCATCCGAGCGTGGCCGAGCGGCCATATTTGAACGTCGACATGTACATCTGCGGCGTGACCTTGCCGCCGGTTGCCTCCACGACCTTCGTCATGGTGTTGACGTAGCTCGAAAACGCGGCCGGGTCGAAGGTCAGGCCCTTGCCTTCCAGCGCCTTCACCAGTTCCCAGACCTGATCGCCGCCGCCGCCCTTCACCGCGTTCAGGATCGTGTTGGCCTTCGAAATCTCGCCAAGATGGGACATCGCAACTGACGTGTCGCCGAAGGCGTAGCGCAACTCCCTGATGTGAGCGAGGTTTTCGCTCAGATGCGTCGTCATGTTCTCGCCGGACACCTTCATCGCCGTGGCCAGCGAGGCCTGAATTTCGGTGTTCTGCATGCCGGCAACCTTCATCAGCTCCAGCTGATGGTTGACGTCGGCACCGTGATGGGCAAGCATGGCCATGCCCTTGAACATGGCGACTGAGCCGATGATGCCCGCCGCGCCGGCCGCGGCCAGCTTCAGCCGGCCAAGGTTTGCGTTCAGCAGGTTCACGGTGTTGTTCATGCCGATCAACTGCGAGGTCATCGCAGTCAGGGCCGGCGTGATGCTGTTGGTGAGGACGATTGAGACCCCAATTTTATAAGCGTCCACGTCACCACCTCAAAAACTGGATCGTCGATGCGCTTTTTCGTCACCGGCCCGAAGATTTTGGGCTTCCGCCCTGGGGTCATCTTCAGCCCGCGCGATCTGGTCGCGGCGACGCGGCAGCCTCAATCAACGACGGGCAGCTTCGCCTATGTGATCGCCAACGAGATCGGCCACCACAAAATCGGGGTCTCCACCAACCCGCTGCGGCGGATCGCCGAGCTTCAGACCGGATCCTCGTCGGCGCTGCGCTTCGCCTATATCGGGGTGACACCATCGACCGCCTACGCCATCGAGGACGGTGCCCACGACCTACTCGCCGCGCACCAGACCATCAACGAGTGGTTCGCGGTGCCGGCATCGATCGCGATCGGGGCCGTGATCGAGGCCGCTGGACGGCTTGGCGAGCCCATCCAGCAGGTTCAGCCCGCGATGGTGCCGCAGATCATCCGAATGACCAGCGAGCCCGCAGAGGCCCGGCAGCGCGCGCCATGGCCCCATCTGCATCCGTGGTGGTTCATCGCGGCCGGGCTGGTCGCCACGTTCGCGCTGTCGTTTGCGCTCGTCCGGTCAATTACGGGTTGAAGTTCCCGCTTCGCCCGGATGCCGGCGGCAGCGCGGCGAAGTCCGACGTCCCGGCCGCGCCGCACAACCGGATATTGCCTTCGGACGGATAGGCCGGCGCACCGTATCCCATGTTGACGTCGCCTGTCGCCAGCTTGCCGGCGACGCCGTGGCCGATGATTTCGACGACCTCATGCGCCTTGTGCTGCAGCGCGCCGGCCAGAACCGAGCGCGGCGGCTGCGTCTTGGTGCCGAGTTCGAACCAGACGAGTTTGTCGTCGTTCGATCCGATCGTGGCTTCATGCGAGCTTGAGACGTGCTCGATGGACTCCCGCATCTGGCCGGTGCGCAGGCCAGGATCATCGGGCGAGAAGCCCTTCTCGACGCGGTCGGCCTTGGTCGCCTCCGCAAGCGGCGTCCAACCGTAGTCATAGGTGCCGATGACGCGCTTGGCCTCTTTCTCGACAACCTGAGCGGCGTGCTCAAGCGCGGCGTGCTGCAGGACCGGCAGCGAGCGCGTCAGCTCCTGCATGATGTGGGCGAAGCCAAGCAAGCTGGTTGCCGTGGTCATGATCCCTTCACCTCCCGCCACTGCATCGCCTTCCAGTCCCAGCGATGATTGGGCGATTCCATTTCGCCGAAGATCACACACCACGCCAGGCGGGTTGTATCATCCAGCGAGAACGCAACATCGAATGGGACACCGAACTTGACGAGCGCGAGGCATTCGCGCGTTTCGGCGTCCCCCGCTAGTTTTTTGCGAGTTCGACGTCGGGCCCCTTCAGCTTGTCCTTGAAATGTTCCTTGATGCCTTCGCCGACAGCCTCAAGACCTTCGTCGCCGAGCCGATCGACCAGGAACTCGATTTCGCGTACGGTCCTTGGCTTCGGGATCAGATCGCCATTGATCGCGGTCACGGATGCCGCGAGGACGGCATAGCCCAAATACATCTCGTTCTTGGCGAGCTCGCCGCCAACGGCCGCGATCAGCCGCATACGATCCAGCGGCTTCAGAAAGCGGATGGTCAGGACGCGACCCGTCGAGTCCACGATATCCACCGATCGATCCGGCGCGTTGGCGACGATATCGGCCGATGGCGCATCATCCACGGTGGCCGCGGTGGCGAGGTTCTTCGTATTGGCGCGGACATTGCGCGGACGCTGCGGGACGTCGTTCATGCTGTGCTGCTCTCTCTATCAGACCGAAACGCGGCGGGATGCCGACCAACTCATCTTCTGCGTGACTTCCTTGTCGCCCTGCCAGGACCCGGCGTCGTCGAGCTTGAAGACGACGCCCGTGTACCTGAACTGAGAGAGCGATCCGTCAACCTCGGTGATGGTCTCCGTGATCGTCGCGGCCTGGACGTTGATGCCGGAATAATACGTCGATTCCATGCGGGCGAAGTAGCGATCGAGGACGGAGTCCTGCCGATTGTAGGTGCAGGTTCCTTTCCAACCGGCCGGGAGATCGAGGAAGCGGACGGTGCCGTCCATTCCCATGATCTTGATGTTGTGAGTTTCCTGCTTCGAATCGTAGGCCGTCTGAAGCGAGAACTCTTCGATCGACCCATCGAACCCGACGATCTGCAGGGTGAGGTCGCGACCTACGTTAAAGCTGTTGACGGGCAACGGCCCCTCCTATCGATCAGTGATGTTGATGGGTGAGGATCAGTTGACCGCAGAGGCCAGCGACACATTCGGCGTTGCCGAGAACGTGCCGGCGTTCTGACCAAGCGACGGCGAATGCCGCGTGATGGTCACGGACTGGCCGCCCTGCAGGTTGATGATGAAGTACTCGACGACCGCCAGATAAACGACCTGGACGTCGGCCTGCAGA